TTCTTTGTCCAAACACCACACAACTAAATGGTCATTGGTCTCTTTCTGCTCCATGATCTCAGGAACATTGTGGTTGGACAATTCGACATTTAGTGTGCAGGGCATCACTCGAATCTCACCATCAAAAATCTTCTTAAAAACAACGGTTACAACACCCTCTCGGGCCGCTTGTGTAAAACCAGTCATATCACTCATCATCACTCTCCTTTACAAAAATTCCATCAACCATTCTACCCTTACGATCTTTGATGTCGGTCCATGCAACTTCAAGACAGTCTGTAATATGCCAATTGTTTCGTTCCATGATGTTAATCAACACCACCATGATATCACCAATGTCATCTTTCAGGTCTTTGCCTTTGCAGATGTTGTCAGACAATTCACCGACCTCTTGGATCAATTTCAAACACTGGTCTTTGTCAGTGCTTCCTTCAATCAAGTTACGATCACGATGCCACGTTTCAATACGTGCAATCATCACATCTGTGATGCCTCGTGACTCACCATTCCAAGTGTCGTTCATAGTCGTTTTGCCTTGTACCAATTAATGTGGTCGGACCAATTATTAAACTCCTGTCTAATCGGGCAGAAAAACTGTCCGTTATAGGGCGGCTTGCTTGTGTCCTTATAGGACAGGTTTAACTCAGTTTGTCTCATTTGTTGTAAATCCTTTCATCACATTTGTTGGTACTACATCAATACCATTTACAATATCTGACGAGATCAAATCTCCCAGAACATTCTTTTTACTACGTGTCCACTTAAGACCAACATACACACGATACTGCTGTTTCGCTGTCACCATAACAGCTTTGTTCCACTCTTCATAACCGACAGGTGCAATCTTACCGACAGTATTTCTGACAACAGAATTGGTTTCTGTCACCATCTCTACACTAGACTCATCACCAGCTTCGACTGCGGTGTACTCGGTGTCTTTGTTTACTTGCCCAGCAATCTGGTCAGCAAGGTCCGCCTTAGCAATCATCATAGCCTTTTCAACTGCTAGTTGAAGGTTAGATGACACCGCAGTACCAACACCGTAAATGTATCCGTGTTTGTTTTTCCGATCGGTCAGTCCACGCTTCTCTTCAGAATCGATATACCACTCGGGAATGAGACGGAGAATCGAATTTTCAGTAGACTCTTGTTCTACTTTATAGTTAGACGCACATCCAACCGTTAACATCAATACCACTACTGCTAATAACGTTTTCATAATATATTCCTATTTTGCTAATGCTATTATAACACCAAGGAGACCCACATCTACCAGCTGGACTTTTACGTAGTCACCGAACCGATTATGAGGATCAAACTTCTGCTTGCCTTCTTGAGTCGTTTCAGTGCATTTTCGGACTTTAGTTTCTTTAACCAGTTGTCCATCTTCAAAATGTTGTGTCACTTCATAGTGACAATTGCTGGACGACTCTTCTTCTGCGTATGTGTTAAATGCAAACACCAGAAACAGAAAAAGAATAAAGATCTTGAGTAGTGTTTTCATAATATAGTACTCGTTCGTAAGAATAATTATTATAACACATTTTTAACGGGTTTGTCAACCTTAACATCTGGATAAAATGAGTTATAGAAAAATGGGTTATTAGAAACAACCTGATTGTGGAACCACTGTGGGAGTTTACGATCGGGTTCCTTGTAGTATTTGAATACGGATTTAGTAGAGTGACTAATCTTTTCGGCATAGTAAACATTATCATGTTCATAGTTTTCATTCTGAGAGATAGCATTCAGATTATGATCGAAATAAGGTTCTTCTATGAAGTTGTAGATCTTCTTCAACATTTCTTCGGGCGCTTGTGTTATGTCTTCATAACGAACAAACATCACTCGCTTCGTCGGAAACAGTTCGATACATCGGGGAATTTCTGTACGAAGACTCAACGTCATGGGATTCGATTGATTGACATAATAGTTCAACTTCTCTTCTACCGTCATCGCCCCTAGAAGTGTGCTGTCTGACGAGGTGTATGTGTGTGTTGCTAATGTTTTGTTTTCAAGTTTTTCGAAACTCTCAACGACATCTCTTAGATCCCGTACTGTCACAAGGATTTTACTTTCGGGAAATAAGTGAAACAGGTTGCTCCAGTAACGGCTCTTCGAAAAGGCAACAGGTTTATCGGTCAGACCTTCATACCAACCGTATGTCGCTCCACGAGCAAACCCATACATCGCTTTGTCCGCCTTGACCTGTTCCATTGCCATGAACTCTTCTTTCACTTTTGTTTTTGTGAGAAGGTCGTTAAGCAATCGAGGTACAACGCAGGTGCTTGATGTGAATATGCGCGGGTTCTGCTGAAGAATGTTTAGTAAAATTGTACTACCAGATCGTGGCAATCCCGTACAAAGATGTATCTTCATGAGTCAACACCATGAATACGATCATGCTCAAACAACATCAAGAATCCGTAATGGATAATCTTCGTTATGTCCTTTCTGAAATCCGCAGGGCAGTCTCCCTTCTTACCATAACGTCCGTTATACTTATCAACGTTACCAGAAAAGAAACCCATACCATGACCACGGTCTATGATCACTTCAGACGATTGTAGTCCGCCTTGACCATAGTGTGCGTCATAGGTTGAGTCAATGTATTTTTTGAATTCGTCGATTAGTTCATCTTCACGAAATTTATAGTTCTTCATCAATTAACTTTCCTCTTCTCTCCATTAGTATCTGTAACGATAACCTCATCATCATCGGTTATTTCAATTGTCTTTGCTTTAAAGGCTTCGAGTATTGGGACCCAGACATCGATCATACCACTTCGATAACCAAAGTGTCTGCCTATCATATAAGAACCAAACATAAGACCTACGGCTATTGCTGTGTGTAGATATGGATTCATTCGAATCTCCTAAAAGACTTTAATATTTTTTAATTTCTCGCCTGAAGCAGATTTATCAAAAACTGGGATATCATCATCAACTAATGTCTGTTCAGATTCATCCAGATCATATAATTTCATCTTCGATCTATCAACACCAATAACAAATCGTTTATCCTTGTTTGGGTCGTTATAACGATTCTTCAACTGTTTCACCATAATCTGACCAAGATTGGTTAGTTCATCATTAGAAATTAGAGCAAACATTAGATCAGCCGTGGCAGGAAGACCAAAAGACTCCGAAGTGTCTTCTAACCCAGGATCTGAATTACCGAATCCCGAACGCGTCGTTTGTGTCGCGGACACAATGGGCACATTAAATTCGACAGCAAGACCACGCAATTCTTCGGCAATGGCTTTAATATAAGTGTACGAATTGATCGCGCCGCCCATAGATTTCATTCTCGAAGACGCACATATATTTAGATAATCTATAAAGATAATCTCAGGAACAAACTTCTTTTTCAGTCTCAGTTCGGTTAACAATGCCCTGAAATGACTACTGTGTGCTTGACCTGTCGGATACTCTTTGATGATCAGTTTACCATTTGTGCTATCCGCAATTTTACGCACACGGCTTGTGAACATTGTTTGAGACATGTTCTCTAACTGATCTATTGGCACATTCAGTAGGTTCGCGTCAATACGTTCAGCGATACGTTCTTCTGCCATCTCCATCGTGATGTATAAAACATTACGACCCTGCGCTAGGGCAGACGCCGCAACATGACACATGAACAACGATTTACCGACGCCGGTACCAGCAAGAGCAATGTTTAAGGTCTTGTTAGGAAGACCACCTTTCGTAATCGAATTAAAGTATTCAAGATCAAAGGGTATTCTTTCTTCTTGCGCATGATAAAAGGCATATCGTTCATCAACATTCACTAGGTAGTCGTGACCAACATTTGTGTCGAATGTTACTGATAGGGCGTCTTGTAGAATGTCAGGCAATGAGTTCTTCGATAATGTCTGATGTTTACCATCGATGATAGAGATCGACTCCATAATCGCGAGATAAACCGCACGATCTTGACACCACTTTTCTGTTGTATCTAAGAGCCATTGTTTATTCTCTTCTTTCTTCTCAAAGATGTTTGGAAGAATGTCGATGGCGTGTGTGTAAGTTTGTTCGTTAAATCTTTCTGACTGATCGATTTCTATTTTGAAAGCATCCAGTGAAGGAAGTTTATTATACTTCCCCACAAATTTAGTGACCTCGCTAAAGAGAATCTGATAGACACCTTCGAAGTATTCTTTCTTAACAAAGGGAATGACCTTACGCATGTAAGATTCATTCGTCAATATATTTCTAAGGATAGTCTGTTCTAAATCAATCTTCACGGTTTTCCTCTGGATTGCCCATTACTAGGGATTGTGATGCGTGAGCATCTTCTAGAATGCTTTGTAGAATCTCTGCCGCTCTATCTTGTAGACCAACATCATCTTCTGACAAACCTTCCACTGGTGTAGATATTAACATAAAATTGAATGTTAAGCAATCATTTTCTCCATCGAATGCGATATTGCCGAATCTAATTACGGATTCGGTAAAGTCTCCATTCAGGAGTCGAACATCCCATGCTTGTTCGACCCCCGTCTCCGTTGAAGGGGACAACTCATAGTCGACCCCTTCGCTTACCATTTTAATACTCATTAATCTTCTGCCATTTCTAAATCAAGTTCAATCGAGTTTCCTCCAGAACTGATACAGTACTGTTTCTCAATGAACTCTTGAAACTTAGGATTTGCTAGAATGTCTCGCCAGAAGTCTTCTGTAAGAGTATCCTTTTCACGTACTTTAGTACCGATCACCTCACCAGTCTCAATGTTAACCAACTGATACCACCCGTTAGAAGGTTTGACAACGAAACCACAAGCAAGGGCAACATCTAACAAACCACTAAAGCGTTCGATACCACCATCCCAAGATACACTAATCGGGATCTTCGACTTCTCTTTCACAAATCGAGACTTCTCAACATTCACAATGAAATCATAACCAGTCACCTCGGTGCCTGTCTTGTTCTGTCGACGACCTAGAATCCAGATGTTATCAGCACTGTAATAGATGCCAGTACCGCCACCAACGATGTCTTTAGGAAAAAGACCAATCTCTTTGTAAGTATGATTGATCGCAAGAAGAGGAATGTTCTTCATCTTCAGGTAAGGTGTTGCCATACGAAACAAACCTTTGAGGGCTTTTGCTCGTGACATATCAGCAACAGACTTTTCATTGATAGCATCTTCGAGTTCTTTCTTCGAAGCGAGGTTACCGATCGAGTCGATCACTATGATCACTTTATCTTCTTTTTCAAGATTTTCAAGTTGACCGATCAAATCAAACTTGAGTTGTTCAACATCCGTTATGGGAGTGTGAAGCACTCGTGTCATATCGATGCCGAATGTTTCGAAATATGATTCGGGTGAACCAAACTCAGAATCATAGAACAACATGATTGCTTCTGGATCTGCTTTCAGATACCCGGCTGCCATCTTCAACGCAAACGATGTTTTGAAGTGTTTAGATGGACCAGCAAGGACTGTCAGCCCAGAGACTAAGCCACCGCTCAAACTACCAGATAGTGCGACATTTAACATCGGCACATCCAAGGGTGTTACCTCACGGTCTTTAAAGAATTCAGATTCAGACAAGACACTCGTGAACTTGACTTTTGAATTTTTTTTAAGTTTATTCATTACAGACATATGGTATTAATCCTTTATGTTTTTAAAATTGACACATTCATCTAGCAGAGGCAGTTTATCTGACATACCTACGAGCATACGAACATCTCTGTTCAGAAACTCGCCGCCAAATGCTCGTGCTTGCTTATAACTAATATCGCCTTCAATATGAGAACGAATAAAAGTCGGAATCATTGTAGATCGATCGACGATATCTGGGCATTTCTCCATCATTCTACGAACAATTATTGGATTTGCGTTCTTCACATCTATTATCGTGTCGTACAATTGATTAAAGTAAGTCTGCTTGATCGCTTTGAACCCAGCAAGACCTAACTTTGCATATGCGACTTCGAACACTGTACCAGTCACCATGCTTTGAGACGATAGATGACTTGTGTGTCGAACCAGATTTAGATATGCAGGAATAGACTTCTCACTACCTCCAACAGCAGTAATTTCTGCCGTTAAGATCTCACCAATATTAGAAGAATCACTTAACTCTGGCATGTACACGATCTTCGCATCGAATAGATCTTTACCGAGAGAACCCAATAGACGTTCAATCACTTCAATGTTTAAGGTCGTTCGTATACAAATCGCACACCCTATCTGCTTGACGAGTTTATTGATCGCGGTTAAGAAGTCGGTGTCGTCTAGGGTATCATTCTTAAGAAGATCAATGTCAGCGCAAATGATAGCCAAAGAAGGTTTCCATTCAACCAACTCATCGATACAACTATAATCATTAAAGACGACACGTTCAGTCGACTTCGTATTGAAGGCAACTTCTGATGCTTTTGCTAAAATGTTATTGCCGATAATACCGACACGCAACTTGGATGGTGCTTCGGGCTTTGGTTCTGAAATGATCTCTTCAGGATCAACTATTACATCTGTTATTTCTTCACTCATTTAATCTCCTAATTATTACGATAAGCATATTCAACTGCTCGGTCTGCTTCTTTCTCAAGTGGTCGATCAGTATACCACATTCCTGTCTCATTGTCAAATTGTCTACACAATTCGGCAATTTGCTGTGCTGTAATAGGGTATCCATTTTTAATAGCACTGCCCGCTGTTGCTACCATAATTTGATACATCTTATGATACCAACCCGTATTGTTTATTGTCTGATATTCTACAGACAGTTTCTTTGGCCAGAAGGGGCAATCTCTATATCCAGCCCAAGAAAATTGTGTGTTATCTAGTGATTGCTTTCGATGTTCTATGACGGCTTTCTGTAATTCGGGCGGCAGTCTATCTAGAAAACTGTTACCGTCTCGCTCTTTGTAGGGATGCTTTGCGATAAGATAATCGACATCAACGGGATCACCACTGTTGCGGAAGATGAAATTATGCGCATTGTCATACTGAGCAGGAACATAATACATTCGGGACAGATCTTTTGTTTGTTTGTCACCGATCTCACCAAGATCTATATTGAGAGCATACCAAAATTTCTTGATTTCATCACGATCAACTTCTCTTGAGAGGTTGAACACAAGGCGAAACTTAGGAGTATCTATCGTACTACTAGCAGTCGAATAACAGACATACTCATATTGGTGTAGGCGACTGGACAGTATCGATTCGAGATCATCACCAGATGTTTCAAAATCATCGACATCGACGGCTGCCCAGTTACCCCAATACTCGACATTGTCATTGCTTCGCGTCGTGTCTTTGGTGTATACCGCTGGGCTGATCAGTTCAGCAGATTTCTTATCGACACGAGGCATTTGTGACAACTGATACAACAACTTTGTGAAACTTTCAAAGTTAGAGAATTCTTGTCTGCGATGGGTTTTGTTGTCGAAACGGTTTTTAAATATAGTAAGAGAGTATGTCATAGAGGTATTATAACAAATATTTCGTCCTTAGTCAACCTCTACCAACGCAATTTGATTTGTTTTTGTCTTACCCTTGAAGGTATGATCATAATTAAAAATCTCAACGGTAGAAAGTTTACCCGCGTCCTTAGTCGCTCTTCTGACTGCGGGATGATCGAAGTTATCTATGAGAAACCGTTTGATGCCTAAATCAAGGCAGATATTCATATCACATAAAGCAGGATCATACTTATGACTACCATCAACAAGAGCGAAATCGAATTTAAATGGTTTTAGTTCATCTTTCACTAT